ATCCAACCAAGTTAACTCATCGTTAATCCAAGCATTTGCTTGCTCTTTTTCTGCGTGAACAGGAGCTTGGTCTTCATACATAATTGTAGATACACTTGTGTACTCTTTACCTGCCGGTGTTTTAGATTTTGTTAACTCGATGATTAAATCACGTCCTGTTGTAGGGTCAGTGATATCACCTTTGTTTCTCCAAATTGGAATGATTTTGTCCAAGATGCCATCGTTCTTGTAATTGTGTTTGAATCTCCAAAACTTTGGACCGTCTTCTTCGTGGTCTCTGTCGATTACTTTAACGATATAGAACTTACGAGACTTATATTGTTTCGCCAATTCTTTATCTGATTCTTTACCCGTAGACATTAACTCTTCGTAAACCTCGTTTAAAGGTGAACGTTCGTTGTCATTCTTTCCTGGGTCAAAGAACTTTTGCCATTGACCACCAACTTGAATTTCGTGGTACCAAGCCTCTTTAAACGGTGATGATCCGTCTTGAGTAGGAAGGATTCTTACTCTTCTTTGTCCTGATTTCTCTTTATCACCAAGGATTAAAGCGAAATACTTTTTCATTCTTTCGTCTTGCGACATTTTACTTTGGGCCCCGCCCCCTGATTGTTGTGATTTCTCATACTGTGCCAATACGGCGTCTAATACATTACTCATTTTTTGTAAATTAAATTATTAAAGTTATTTATTAAATATAACCATAAATAACGCTTATGTCAAATAAAAAAGGTCACCGAAGTGACCTTTTAAAAAAAATATAATTGTTCTATTATCTGAAATTATTTAAATTTTCTTCTGATTGACCAGGGTAAAAAGAATTTTTAATATCACCGACATTAATATCTTCAATATCATCTGAAGTTAACACATAATCATTTTTTCCAGTTTTTTGCATTTCTTCTGATTTATCATCAAAAAAATCAGAAAGTTTTTGGTTGAACGGATATGAATCATATGTTCTTAACTCTAATTTTTCTTGTGGTGTTTTTTCTCTGTATTTTTCAATCTTATTTTCAAGACTATTAAGTTTGTTCATTATTGAATCCATCTCACCTAATTTAGATTCTAATTTAGAAATTTGACCAAATAGATTTTCAAAATAATCTTCTTGCTTTTTCTCAATGTTTTTTTGAGAATCAACTAAATCGGTAACATCTAATTCTTCAGAACCTTCGTCATCAATTTTTTCTTCTGATTTACCTTCGTCATCAATTTTTTCTACGTCAGGGTCATTCGCAACATCAATTGGTGCTGTTGTTGGAGCTGGTGGTGCAATTGGTGGTGGAGGCGCTCCCACACCTACTTCTCCAGGTGCTGGTGCTAATGCTCCCAAATCTTCTCCTGGTGGTGGAGGTGGTACTACCTCAGTTTGCTCTATAATATAATTGTTGATACTTCTGTATCTTTCAATTTCCTTAATAATTTTTTTATCTAAACTCATTGTTTTATCCATTTAATAAAGTTTTAACTCCTCTAGCAGTTTCAACTTTAACTTTTCTGTTTATTGTTGTTTGATGTCCCGCTCTTTCAATAAGACCGTCTCTTTCTCTAACGGTGTAACAATCACCTGTGTCTAAGTCACAAACTTGTTTTGTTCCATCTCCGTTATCTTGCTCAGAATATCTTATAGATTTTCCAAGGTAATTATCTAATGCTGATTTTAAATTCATAAGAATCTTTTATTATAAATATATTGTTATGGTATAAATGTAAAATTATTACTACTTTGGGTTGTTCCGTTAGTAGTTATCACTTTAATATAACCTCTGTAGTTGGCAGGTATTATTCCTACAGGAACAGAAACTTTAATTTGGGTTGGTCCTAATATTGTAATACTTTGTGCCGCAACCGCTTTATCATTAATTATTACCGATGTTGTAAACTCTAAGTTAGTTCCAATGATAGTAATTATTGTTCCTGTATTTCCTGTAATCGGTGAGAATGATGTAATTGTTGGTGGTGGACAAGATGGTGTTGGTTTAGGTGTATTATTTAAGTTATTCACTGTTGTTGCTGTTGTGGTAGTTGTTATTGTCGTTGATGTTGTTAATGGTTTTAACTTAACCTCACTGGCTGATTTAGTCGCAAATTTTAAACTATCTACTAATTGACTAAAGTCTGCTCTGTGTTTATCAAAATAATCGGCTGTGATATTGTCTGTTGGCCAAAAACAAGCGTAATATTTTAATAAACCTATTGTTTGAATTTGTGATACTCTACTTTGTAATCTTGAAATCATGAAATCCATAAAGTCAGAATTACTATTAAAGTGTACAATAGGTTGTGAAGTGCTTGTTGTTGATGTTTTTCCAACATTAAGACAACTATAAGTTGGCACAAAGTATGAGCTTCCCTGTCCATAATCATTATTTAATGTTATTTGAGCAAAGTTTCCTCTATATCCTGAAAATCTTTTATCTTTCTGATTTAAAGATGTTATAGCACAAATTAAATATATTATAGTTTGTAGTTGTTCATTAGATGTCTTAGACACAATTAAATTCCTCATTTCCTCTTGAGTTAAAAACTCAGTAGGAACTTGAGTTGATTCAGAGAATGATTGATATGCAACCGCTAAATTAGATGTACATGTGCTTGATTCAGATTTTGAACTTCCTGCAGATTGTACAATATTTGCCGCTTTAGAGTTATCTGTAGTACCTTTATTTGTTGGTTCATCTTTTTTGGTCACAATTGCAGCCTCTAACTGTGTCAATAGGTTTTGATTAATACTTTGTAAGTAATTGTCTATTGTTGGTAAATCAAAAAATCCTTGTCTAACTCCTGTAAACTGGGTTTGGAAATTTCCTTGTGATATGGTATGTGTTACATCCGTAATCATATATGGACCATAAAACATCGGTACATGTCTTAAATTGAAATACATTGTAGGCTGAAGTAGCGCATTACCTAAACATGTCACAGTACAGGTATAACTCATTCTTTTATACAAATTATATAATCCATTGTTTTGTGTTGTTGCATTATAACCTGACGCTTGATTTACCATATCAACCTGAGCCTGAATAGATTCAGAAGTTGCCTTCCCTGTATTCATATCAACTGAAAATGAATAGAATATGTTTTGACTTCTAATTCCAATGTCAACATTGAATCCAACACATTTATTTGATATCGCCCAATCTGTTTTTCCTTGTAGATTTTCAAGTAATGGTACTTGAGATGGTTTACTCATATCAAATCCATCGTCCCTAAATCTAAAATTACCTTTTGGTAAACTTAAATATGCCGATGGTAGTCCAACATAAAAACAAACCATTTTTGGTCCCGCGCTTCTATAGTCCACGTCTAAAAATGTTCCCCACATATTGTTTGCAAACTGTAAAGAACCTTCAGGTTTTTGTGTGGTAATACCACTTACGTCTTGAACATTGTAGAAGTTAACATATGCCGGTAAAGGCATCACGGTAAAGTTATTCTTAGTAAGAATATTGTGAATTAGGGTATAGACACTCATTGTTTCGTTTTCTATACTACCTCTGATAATATTTTTTAAATCAAAAATATCAACTAATATAGTATCTCCAATGTTTCTTGATGCTCTATCTAAAAACATAATATCTTCGAACATGGTTTTTTCCTTGTAGTCAGACCCCGCAATCCACTTATCGTTTAATGCTTTGAATAAATCATAATTTTCAACTTTACTTTGGCCACCATCTATAATTGTTTTAAGTGTTTTTTCAGGTAATTGTTGTTGGTTAGGTAATTCAGTACCTAACTTAGACAAAACTGTATTTAAAAAATTAGTTTGGAACTGGTCCATTGTGTCCAAATAATTAACCAATGACGTTCTAAATGTAGTTTTATTTAATTTACTATTATTATACTTTTGTGTTGCATACATTTTAATCAGTGGAGATAGAAGTGTAATATTATCAACAGTAAACGCTATATCATTATCAACAAAGAAATCCGTAATTGTTGAACCTGTGTTGGTATACTTTATTCCCAAAATACTTGAAAATCCTACTTCTGTTTCAAGAGCAATCCATTCTTTAGGATAATTTGCTTTAGATTGAGAAAGTGTTGTTGCATCTTTTTTTGTTGGTAAACTACCTTTAACATACGCTCCAAAAAATATTGGGTCTTGAACTGTTTGTATAGAATTCCAAGAAACAAGTGAATCAAAAATTCTTCTTCTATAGTTGGATGGGTTACCATATCTTAGTAAGACATCATACTCCATAAAACTTTTAATACCTCCAGATACTACTGTTGACTGTTTTGTTATTGAACCCGTAATAAATTCATCATCTGTTGCACCTATTTGTGAGTTTACTGTCATTAGACTTCCAAGACGTAGTTGGAAGTCTAATGACAGTAAACTCACAAATAGGTGCAACAGA